AAAAGTATATCGATAGCATTTAGTTTGCAAAAGATAAAGCCACTTTCGATAAATATTGAAATTAATGATGAAAAATTAAAAGAAATTAAAGAAATGTTAGATAATCAAAGAAATGATATGCGAGGTGCTATGATATGAAATGCCCACAATGCGAAACAGACATAACCCCATTATATAAGTCATCAATACAACTTAGTTACATAGCATTATTTATTATCTCTGCAATCACGCAGGGATATTTTTTAATCCCTTATGGTTTGTTTAGGCTATATTCAATATTTTTCACAGGAGAACATCATTGCCCGTTATGCAATCATAATTTTGGGAGGGCAACTAAGTACTTTGATAGACAAATTATGAGGAGGTGATCATCTCTATACAGGGACAAGCCCCCTGATGTTAATGAAAGGAGCATTCGGTACATATTTATATTTTACAATAGGAACTACACGAAGCGTAGTAATTTAAGGGAGGAAACAAAATGGCATTAGATTTAAACGTAATAACTTCGGCTGGTAGTAAAACTAGTACAGAAGGTATTTATTCAACTTACGGGATCACAGGAGTAGCAAATACACCGGCCGCAACACCAACCGATGTATTTATCTTAAATGGGTCCGCAACAAAAACAATTAAAATTAAAAGAGTAACAGTATCAGGTCTTGCAACAACAGCAGGTAGCATGAATGTATCGCTTGTTAAACGTACAGTAGTTAATACAGCAGGAACCTCAACAGCTCCTAGTATTGCACAATTTGATAGTTTAGACGCATCCGCAACAGCAGTTCCTAAATTATATACTGCAAATCCATCCGCATTAGGTGCAGGAGTTTCATTATCTTCTCAAACATTAAATTTTGGTGTAGCTGGTGCAGCTGGTACAGTTATTTTTGATTTTGCTAATCGCAACGATAAAGCAATTTATTTACATGGAGTTGCAGAAGGCTTGGCAATTAATTTAAATGGTGGAGCAGTTCCATCTGGCGGTACATTTGGTTATACGATCGAATTTGAAGAAATCTAACAGGGGTGATTAAATGCTATATTATGGCGATAAGATATCCCCTAACATGGTCAAAACTCCAGAAGGATATTTAATATGTAAGAATGTAAATCTTGGGCGTACGGGAACAATGGATTATTTAGGCAGTGAATTACCACAAGAATTTAACTTACCATCAAACGAAATATTTCATGTGTCTAGAACAGCCGATAATTTATTTTCTAAAGAGACTATTGCAAGTTTTGAAGGTAAACCAATTACGGATAATCATCCAACTAACAATTTAACAGTTGATACAGCGTCAGTTATAGGACGTGGGCATGTACAAAATGTTCATCCTGCTGGCGTTTTTTTAGTTGGAGATTTATATATAACCGATAACGGACTAATTAATCAGATTGAAAATAACAACAAAAGAGAAGTTTCGTGTGGATATGACGCAGGTTGGCGTATGAACGAAGACGGTAAGATTGAACAAATTGATATTGTCGGGAATCATGTTGCTGTCGTAAATTCAGGACGAGCAGGTCACTCAGTTGCGATTAAAGATTCTAGTCCAGAAATTAAAAAAAATATTGGAGGAAATAAAATGACAATTACAAAGAAAATGTTAACGGCATTAGGGTTTAAACATTTTGCCGCTGATGCTGAACCAGAAGAAATTGCTAAAGCAATGGACGCTATAGGCGATGAAGAAGCACCTCAAAAAACTACAGTTACAAAAGATGATGATGTGGCTATTCAAAAACAAGAACCAGAACAAAAAGTTGATCCAATGATAGAAGTTAACGCTAAAATTGATAAATTAGCATCTATTATTAGTGCTCTTGTAGAGTCTGATAAAAAAGTACATGAAGAAGCTGGAGCTAAAGAAGCTTTTGATGACCTTGAAGGAGAACTTGGAAAGCCGGAAGATGAAGAAACTTTAGAAGATGAACAAAAAGAAACACCTGATGTGCAAGAAGAAGAAGAAAATACAGGTGAAGAAGAACATGAATTTGCCAATGACGAAGAAGCAGTTAAAAAGATCGTCAAAGATATGAAACCTATTATTATGAATATTAAAGATAAAATTGTACGTGACGCGGTTGCTAAAGAATTCGTTAAAACAGTACGTGATAGCCGCCCTACCGGCAAGAATGGGTATTCACAAATTGCTAAAAATGTATCCGCAACTCGTAAAGTAGCACTTGACAAAGCAACGACTCCTACAACAGGAAATCTATACAAAGCCGTAGACGCAGCTAGTGCATGGGCAAATTACGGTAAAACATTATCAAAGGGGGATAAATAATTATGCCAGTATCAGTAATTGGAAGAAATTTAGGATTAGGTTATGCAGGTAAGGTATCTCGTAATCCGTACAATAAAATTAATGCTCGTATGGTAAAAAGTATTCTTGATGGCAATAGTGCTGAAACACAACCAGTGATTCCTTTTGGAGCTGCAGTGTTAACAAATACCGATAATACATATTCGAAATTTGGCGCATCTGGATCAGGCGTATCTGCATCAACAATGGCAAACTTCGCAGGGATTGCAGTATCAGAAGTTAAACAGGGTATGACATATAGCTATGGAGCAAATACAACGGCTGGTAGTTACGAACCGGGTCGCCCTTGCGATGTATTACAAATGGGGACAACTACAATTATTATCCAGTCTGGTACACCTGTAGCAAATGGTCAACTAGGCATTGTTACGGTTGCAGGTTCTACGCTTTCAGCAGGCGATTTTACAGCAGAAGCAGCAGGCACAGCAACTGATGGATCAACCGTTATTGCTGTAACTGGTGCTAAATTCACAAGTGGCAAAATTGATTCCGCGACAGGGATTGCCGAAGTAGTATTGTTAACGCAATTGAACGCGTAAGAGGAGGATAAATAAATGGGTAAAGTTACACAATCACAAGTAATGGATGCAATCGCAGCAGCAAAAAGTCAAGGAATCATCGTCCCTTCAATGGGCGCATATAGTCAAGTACATGATGCTAGTGGTGGCACTGGAACAGGCATGGCATTCTTAGTAGGCGAACTTGAAAAACAAGATCCTAAATTGCTAGAACCAATGACAAGTATTACAGCACCGCGCGATATTGATATGATCCCCGGCGGTGGTTGGGTTGATATTACATCAAATGTATTTGTTCATTATGCAACTAGTGGATCAGATGAAGATTCTATCGGCGCAGGCGAAACAAATAACATTCCAGTTTCTACTGCAAATATCAGTAAAGATGTATTTAAAGTGCATACATTCATGGAAAACCTTAAAATTCCAATTTATGATGACTTAAAACTACAACAAATCGGTAAATCATTAAGTCAAATTCTTGATGATGGTTTACGTTTAAATTTCAATAAATTACTTGATCGTAATGTATATGTCGGTATTTCTAAAACAGGTACATATGGCCTTGTAAATAATCCATTAGTAATAGCTACAAACGCAGCTTTAAACCAAGCTGGTACGTCTCGCCTATGGACGCAGAAAACTCCACTTGAAATTATGGCAGATGTAAATACAGCTATTAATACTACGTGGGCACAGAGTGAATATGACTTAGATGGTATGGCAAATCACATTTTGATTGATCCTGCAAACTTTGCATATATCACAAATACTCCTGTTACTGTCGCAGGTACACAAAGTATTTTAAATTATTTACTTGAAAATAATATCGCAACTTCACAAGGCAGAAAAATGGATATTTTCCCTTCGAGATGGTGCGGTGATAATTCAGGAGCGACTAAACCGGGTGTTGGTGGTACAAATCGTATGGTTGCATATGTAAAATTACCTAAACGTGTTAATATTGATTTACCTGTACCACTTAGCAGAGTTATGCAAGGCCCTAACACTTCACAAGGAAGTTATGAAACATTGTATGCTGGACAGTTCTCGCAAACCAAAATTCTTGCACCTACAGCATGTGCTTACTATGATGGGATTTAAGGTAAACAATTAAAATAGAATAAATGATTGTTATAAGGATGACTTAATTGTCATCCTTAAATTTTTAGGGGGAAAATAAATGATTAGTGTTTTAGCAGATAGATGTTTAGCGTTTGACCGTGGTGAAAAAGATAGCCATGGCGTATTACAAAAAATTCATGTGAATATTGGTTTTAATGATGTTCCTGACTGGGTTGAAAAAACAGATTATTTTCAAGCAGCATTAAAAGATAAAATTATTCATGTTGCTAGTAAACATAAAGATGAAGATGCTGTAAAAGCATTAGAAGAAAATCAAAAATTACAATTAAGAGTAAAAGAACTTGAAGAAAAACTAGAAAAGCAAGAAACAGTTGATGAAATTACTCGTAAAGCAGGCCGCCCTAAAAAAGGAGAATAAACCATGGCTTCATATTATGGAACGACAGATGATGCACAAAACCAAAATATTATTACAACAGCATCAAATATCATTGACGGTACTAATCCAACTTATACATTGTCAGATTTCTACGCTAGTTATCCGGCATTTGCTCCAAGAACAGTAAATACTACAACAACATATTTAGTTGATCCTACAATTATACAAATGTATATTGACCTAGCAACAGCTTGCGTAAAACAAGCAAGATACCATAGTTATTGGAAAAACTGCATGGGTTGGTTTGTAGCTCATTTTATTACATTATATTTGCAATCGACAACTAACGCCAATAGCACAGCCGCGCAAGTTATAGCCGCAGGAAAAGCAAAAGGTCTTGCTACAAGTAAAAGCGTTGGTGATGTATCGGCTGGATATGACTATAGTTTGATAGGAAATGATTTAGATGGATGGGCGCAATGGAAATTAACGATATTTGGTACTCAATTTGCTTCAATTAGTAAATTATTAGGTCGTGGTGGAATGTATATATGGTAACGCTTACTTCATCTGGTCAAGGATTAGATAAAATAAAATCAGATATGGCTAAATTAATGAAAACAGACGTATATGTTGGTATTCCACAAGAAAAATCTTCACGTCAAGGTGATCCAATAACTAATGCTGAATTGGCTTTTATACATACAAACGGTGCTAGATCAGTTAGTATGCGTAACGAAATGCAACCTAATTTAAATGGTGGTATGGCATATTCACAAGCACATCAAATGTATGTTCAGGAACATGGTTCTGAATTATGGCAAGTTCCACCAAGACCAATCATTGAGCCAGTAATCAATAAAAATAAAGATTTAATCGGTAAATATATGAAAGAAGCTGGACAATTAATATTAAGTGGTGATCCTGAAAGCGGAAAATCAAAACTTGAAGAAATAGGCTTGCGAATAGCGACAAAAGTTAAAGAAAACTTTGTTAGTCCTGAAAATGGCTGGGCGACCAATGCACCATCGACAATTGCAGCTAAAGGCTCAGATAAACCATTGATTGATACTGGATCGTTAATGAATTCCATAACAAGTGTGGTGGCTGATAAATGATAAATGTTGAAGAATTAATTTATGATGAAGATTTTGCACAAGAATATACGGTTTATCGTGAAACATGTACATGGTCAGGCGGTCGTCCTGTTACAACAGAAGCAACACTCAATTATACAGGCGTAGTTACAGCTGCAATGCCAAAAGAACTAATTATATTGCCAGAAGCTGACCGCGTTAGTGGCATGATGACGTTTTACAGTGGATCAGAATATCCGCTATATGAAACACGGTTATCATCAACCACGAACACGGATTCAGATGGCAATGATGGTACAAGCGATCAACTAGAATGGCATGGAATGAGATATAAAATTATTAAAGTATGGCCTTATGTGGATTATGGATACTGGAAAGCACTTGCAACACGGATGGAGGGGGCTTAATTGGCTAATATATTTCTAAAACGAACCGATTTGGAAGATGTGTTTTGGAATGTAACTGAAAAATTAATTGGACTTGACCCAACACTCCAAGCGAATGCAAATAAGGTTCGTATTGCATGGCCCACTGGTGGTTCTCCGGCATGGAAAATTAATGATGATGTTACGTTTATTCGAATTGGTGACGCTGACGATCCTCTTAATATTCCTAGAGATACAACATCTACACCAATTGATAATTTAACAACAACGTTGTCTATGACGTATACAAGAGTATTAACAGTCCATTGGTCGCTATATGGCCCTAATTCATATGATAATGCGTTTCTAATACGAAACAATTTATATAACCAAGCCATCCACGACCAATTAGCTAATAGCAACATATATATTGTAACTGAAATTTCTATACCTATTCGTTCGCCTGAACTATTTGCTGATCAGTGGTGGGAACATACTTCCATGCAAGCAACATTTAACGAATATATTAAAATTGATAATACGGCTAATTTAATTACAACGCCTGTTATTATAACTAAAACTACAACAATTTAGAAAGAGGTGATACCTTGTCTACTTTAAGTTTAAATGAAATCGTCAAAGTAACGATTAACTTATCTCCATTATCAGCTGTTCGAAACGCTTTTAATCTTGGATTAATTATCGGAACATCAACAGTTATTCCAGCTTTAGAAAGAGTACGAAAATACACAAGTACAACAGATATGATATCAGATGGTTTTTCATTATCAAGCCCTGAATATATCGCAGCAAGCATATTTTTATCACAAAGTTTAGTACCAACTTATGTATATATAGGTCGTCAAGATTTAACAGCGACTGAAACACCATTACAAGCAGTAGAAGCATGCAGATTAGCAAATTCTGATTGGTACACAGTAACATTTGCTAATGTAATTCCAAAAGCAGATATTTTAGCAGTCGCTGGATATCTTGAACCAGCAACACCAGCAAGCGCATATTTTTACACAACTCATGATACTGATGCACTTAGCGGAGCGGCTGGCAATGTGTTTACTTCATTAAAAGCTCTTAGCTATAAACGTTCTATTGGACAATATTCTACATACGCAAATACTACAGCGGGTTTTGAAACTGGTGCAATTAATGCAGCTATTGATATTCACAGCGGTACAGCTTCAACGTTTAAAATTGCGGTTGATGGTGATGCAACTCCAAAATCAATCGTATTAACATTAGCAAATTGTACAAGTGGTGTAAATATTGCTACAGAAATGCAATATCAAATTCGTAGTATTGGTGGGGCATACGCAAACGTTAGCGTAGTGTTTAACCCAACTACAGTAAACTATATTATTACATCTGGAACGACTGGATCATTATCGACTGTGGTTGTTACGGCAGGAGCTACTAACGATGTATCTACAACACTTAAAATTGGTGTAGCAAATGGAGCAACTGATACAACAGGGACTACAACTTATGTACCTTCCGTTGTCGCTATCATGGGTTATGCGATGGGCGCAAACGATGGTACTGCAAACAGTACATATACATTAGCATACAAACAAGAAGTTGGAGTAACTACCGAAAATCTTACAACTACGCAAGTATCTACAATTAAAGGTAATAACGGTAATGTATATATAAATCGTGGTAGTCAATATAACTTATTCGAACAGGGTCATATGGCAAATGGCACTAGTTTTGACGAATTAATTAATTTAGATAAATTACAAAACGATATCCAACTTACTGTTATGGATCTATTGTATCAAAACCGCAAGATTGCACAAACAGATGCAGGTGTAAACCAAATCGTACATGCATTAAATGTTGTATGTGAAAGCAATGTGACGATTGGATTTATTGCACCGGGTATTTGGAATGCAGCAGCAGTCAAAAATTTAGCAACAGGTGATACTTTGCCAAAAGGCTATTTAATTCAAGCTGACACGGTAGCTAGTCAATCGCAAGCCGATAGAGATGCAAGAAAATCACCAAACATTTATATTGCTGTAAAACTTGCGGGTGCTATAGAGTATGTGCTTATTACGGTAGATGTAAATCGTTAATTAAAAATTTTATAATTATTGCAAAGTAAAGACGTTAAAATACGTTCTTTTTTTATGCAATAAATTAAGGAGGTAAATAAATGGCAAACTCTACTTATTCGTTTAGCGATATTATAGGAACAATGTCTAACCCATCGATAGGATCATATACGTTCACTGGTCAAGGTATTGGTGAAATGTCAATTACTTATGCAGCAGAACGTACCGTACATGATGTGGCAGCCGATGGGTCAGTTATGGCTTCAAAAATAGCTAATAACACAGGTACATGTACAATCCAAGTACAACAAACATCTGATTTACAGAAATATTTGATTGATTGGTTTAATTATTTAATATCAGCTAGTACTGCTGAATGGGTAAATACATCAATTACGATTCGCTCATTAACGATGAATCGAACTCATATTTTAACAGGTGTTTCCCCTCAAAAAATTGGCGATCAACCATACCAGGCGCAAGGACAAAGATGCACATGGGTGCTTATGGCATGCTCAGTTGATACGTTATCATCATAATTTAAAGGTGGCTTATGCTGCCTTTATTTTAATATAAGGAGAATACAAAATGATTCGTGAAGAATGTAAAGAATTAACACTTTCTGATAGAAAATTTTTAATTGAAAAATTTGACGCAATGACAGCTCTATATATAGCTTATCAAATTATGAGTCAAATGCTACCGGGTGGGCTTGATAAACAAGTTTCTGGGATGTTACCAAGTGGCACGCAGGACAGTAGAAAAATGATGACAGAAGAAGAATTTAAATCATTAATGAAAAAATGTCTTAGTGTTTGCTATGAAGATTTACCAGCAGGGCCAGCGCAAGTAATTCGTGCTAATGGTGGCTGGGGTGTTATGAATATTGAAAAAAATCTAAGCATTGTTTTACCTTTAGTAATTAATGCAATTATGTTTAATGTACAAGGTTTTTTCGAAGGAGGGGCATTGACGGAATTGAAAACGAGCCTTGCGGATATCAACCTGCCCGGTGTGTCAATGTCAACGAATTCCTCTACGCCCCTGTAATGTCTAAGGATTGGTCACAGCACGAAGTCTGGGATAGAACATATAGCTTAGATGATTTGTTAGATTGGCATGAAATGGCGACAGTTAAAGCGGAAAATCAAAAACGCTTTAATGCAAGTCAGCAACAGGGGGTGTAATAATTGAGTTTTACCTCCATCTTAGGTGGACTATATTCCACTTTAAAAACAGCTGGATTGATTGGTAATAATCCAACCGTATATAGTTTTTCTAATATAACAGCTTCAATTTCACATCCGAGCACTGGTGCAATATCTACTAATAATAATGGTATAGGTTCTCTTGGCATATCAATGCTTACTGAACGAACTACACACGATATATCAGCAGATGGCGGTATATTTATTTTAAAAGTAGATGGAAACAACGGAATAGTTAATCTGCAAGTACAGCAAACATCTGAATTACATAGATGGCTGTTACAACTTGCAGGTTTTTTAATGACACCAACTATTGATCATAGTACTTGGGCTGAAATTAATATGTCAATTCAAGATAATAATATGACTACTTTATACAACTGCACTGGTGGTAGTTTATTAAAAATACCTGATTTAACATTTTCGGCACAAGGGCAATCCGTAACATGGATTATTTATTTTGCTGATATTACCCTAACAACAACATCTGCATCAACAGATTTATCAAATATCCAAGGAGTTATACGCTCTATCTTATAGGAAGGAGGTAAATTATGTTAGATGTCATAAAAAGTTATTTAGTATCATTAGGATTTTCGGTTAATGACGCTGAATTTAATAAAGCTACTCAATCAATGAATGATTTAAATAAAACTATAACATCCGTAACGGCAGGAATGGCGAAACAATTTGCAGTTGCAGGAACGGAAGTTGTTGGAGTTTTAGCAACAATAACAGGAGCTACAGGAGCACTCATAAAAGAGACTGCTGAACTTGATATGCAGTATCAGAAATTTGCACTTCGCATGTGGATGGCGAAAGACTCTGCTAAAGATTTACAAGTTACATTAAAGGCTATGGGTGAATCTGTAGAAGACGTTGCATGGATCCCAGAACTTAGACAACAGTATTTCCAACTGATAAATCAGGGAAATGAAATGAAAACCCCTGGTGATGCCGGAGAACAGCTTAAATATATTAGAAGTATATTGTTTGAGTTTACGCGACTAAAATTAGAAGTTAGTTATGCAGCCGAATGGATTAGTTATTATTTAATTAAATATTTGTCAGGGCCACTTGCTAAAATAAAAGAATCTATGCAAGGACTCAATGGTTGGATTGTGCAAAAAATGCCAGAATGGACAAATAAAGTCGCAAAAGTATTATCAATGATTGTCACTTTATTTATTAACGTCGGAAGATTTATTTACGATGCATTTATGAGCGTAGAAAGGTTCTTTATGGCATTCCCAAAAGGGTTACGACTTGCATTAGGAGCAATTGCAGCATTAACACTAGCATTTAAAATGAATCCAATATTATTAGCTTTAACAACAGCTATATTGCTGATTGACGATTTTTATTCCTATCTTGATGGTCGCAAAAGTTTAAAAATGTTACAACCAGTTTGGGCTAAAATTATAGAATGGTCAAAAGATTTTAATAAATTAATTATTGATAATAAAGAAAATTTAAGTGATTTATGGAATGAATTTTTAAAATCAGCAACTTATAAAAATATGATTGATGCGCTTAAGAATTCATTTGAAGCTTTAAAAGAAGGATTATTAGCACTAAAAGAAATTTTTGACGAATTTATGATTGATTTAGGGAAAAGCATAGAGAAAAAAGGCTTAATACCTGAATTTAAAATGTTTATGCAAACAACATCTCAAGCCGTTGATGATGTTGCTGAATCAATAAAAAAATTAATGATACAATTACATCTTTTATCGAACGATACTCAAACTAAAAGTTTTATGCAATGGTTTTCAGATGAGATTGCTAAAATAGCTAAAAATACAATGATTTTAGGCGAAGTTTTAAGTCATGTATTTTCTGCCGTAGCGAAAGCTGCCGTTGGCGATGTTAAAGGCGCAACTAAAGAAATGACTCAAGCAATGGTAGGAGTAGTTAGATACACTGGTGAAAATAAAGATTCTATGTTTTTGATTAATACCGATAATGGCGGAATAACAAACGATGCTGCCGGGCGTGATTTACTTCGAAGAAAAATTGCTCAACAAGAATCGCATGGTGATCCACAAGCATTAAGTTATGATGAAGCTCATTTCGGCAAATATCAATTTGGACAAAGTACATGGGATAGTGCCGCTAGTGATGCTAATAGACCAGACTTAGTGGGAATTGACCCAAGAAACGTAAGTGAATCCGATCAAGATTTAGTTGCTCAAACATATATAAATGAATTAATGGATAAGTTTGGCGGTGATGCTGCACGAGTTGCAGGATCTTGGTATGCCGGTGAAGGTTCTGGGGAATGGTCAGAAGCAGCTAGAAATAGAAAGCAAGTAAGTGACAATGGTTTAGTCGGTCCTAGTGTAAATGAATATGCAATGGGCGTTCTTAAACAGCAACCAACTATGATGTCATATACAGGCATGGCACAAAATGGCATGAGCACTCTAGCTGGTTCATATGCCCAACCAATGCAAAATATATATAATACTTCTGCTGGCGAAGGTAATGTAATAATTGAAAGCATTAACTTATCATTTGGCGGAACAAATGCTACAGTCGCAGAAATTCAACAGGCAACAATTGCAGGTGTCCAACAAGCAACTGGTAAACAAGTAGCACGTCAAACACGTGACATGCAAGGGGTGTTTGCATGAATTTAGCTAATGTATGGACGTTATACAATAACATTCGCAGTATTACATCATCTACTAGTCTAGTTGCAGGCGCAACACAACCTTGGACACCTACACAATGGGCGCAATTATCATCTAAAGACCTTGTCTATTTAAAAACCAACAAATCTAATATTGGCGGTTTATTTTTTGATGCGGTTTTTCACGAAGAAACAGTCAATAGTATTAAAATTACAGATCATCCAGTCCAAAACGGTAGCAATATTGTTGACCATTCATATGTACAACCAACTACATTAACAATGGATATTGGTGTTTCTGATTCTATGGGTAGTATCCTTGATGGACAATTTGCAGGAAGTTATACTAAGTCTGTTTCAGCTTATCAGATGTTACTTGCTTTACAACAATCACGAATACCTATCGAAGTTCATACACGATTAAATCATTATTATAATATGCTAATTGAGCAAATTACTGCACCTGATGATTATAAGACTTTGCATGGATTAAAATGCTCTGTACAGATGAAAGAAATTTTTGTAGTTGAAGTTAGTACAACAACCGTTTCAGCAAGAGCACAGACTAGTGGCGGCTCGTCAGGTGGTACAGCTCAACCAGTACAAGCAACTGGTTCTATATTGGCAGAAGCAAGCGAAGCGGCAACGGGGAGTAATTAATTATGTATCAAATTATACCATTAACAAACGATCCAAACAAAACAATACAGACAACAGTCGAAGTTAATAATGCAAATATTACATTAAAATTATTCTTTCATTATAATGAAATGGCGAATTATTGGTGTATGAGTATAACGAATTCAAACAATACATTGTTAATTGATTCATTGCCACTTGTAACTGGTGTTTATCCATCTGCAAACATTTTAGGGCAATATAGTTACCTTGGCATTGGTAGCGCATATCTGATAAAAATAACTCAAAGCACTCTTGATTATCCAGACGATAACACTTTAGGAACTACTTTTCAATTAGTGTGGTCGTCATGAGCAATTTTCTATATGGACGTAAATATCAAATATTAGTTGCTAAATCAGATGGTACTGCTTTAGATGTTTCCAATTTAAGATGCACATTTAGAATTGAAAAAACATATCATTCAGTTGCAAATTATTCCGAAATAACTATTTATAATCTATCAGCAGAAACCGAAGGAACAATTATCAATGAATACAATCGTGTAATCGTAAATGCAGGATATCGAGGTACTGATGCAAATGATAATCCAAAACAATATGGGAAAATATTTGATGGAAATATAATTCAAGTTCTAAGAGATAAGGACGATAATAATGTTGATTACAGATTAACGTTACATTGTGGTGATGGCGATAATTTTCTTAATAGCAATTTTATAAAAATGACAATGAATGCAGGAGCTACACATAGACAAGCAATTGAAAACATTGCAACTGTAGCAACTGTACCAACTAATATTGCTAAAATTACACCGGATTTAAATCCTATATCTCTTCCACGTGGCAAGGTATTTTTTGGAGCACCTAAGAAATATTTACGTGAAATAGCATCTGATAACAACGCAAGTTTCTGGGTTGATAATGGTGAAATTCACGTTGAAAAAACTACAGATACAGCAGGTGAAGCTGTTGTAGTTACTCCAACAACAGGCCTAATTGGCACTCCTCAAATGGTGCAAGATGGTATAACAATTAAGATGTTGTTAAATGCAAATATAGGCTTAATGAGTATGATTAAACTTGATAATTCAAATATTCGTCAAATGAAACAACAGATAGGTCAAGTGCCTGTTATGTTAGATCAAGACGGACAATATCAAGCCTATAAAATCGTGCATGAAGGTGATACTAGAGGTCAAAACTGGTACACAGAAATAACAGGTGTTTCAAGATATGGGAAAATACCAATTATGCTTGCGGCAGGTAATCAAAATGCACATTAAGAAGGTGTTTGAATGCTAACAATAGCACAGCGATTAGAGAATGAAAATGAAATGCAACGGCTATCTATTGAGGATTATTTAAAAAATCTTCGTGTTGCATGTCCTGGAATTATACAAAGTTATGATGAATCAGCGCAAACAGTTACAGTGTTACCAGCAATTAAAGATAAAATAAAAATCAATGGCAATGTTTCAGACGAAGCATTGCCGTTATTAGTTGATGTACCTGTTTACTTTCCTTCTGGTGGTGGTTATTCGTTAACATTTCCGATTGTTGCAGGTGATGAATGCTTGGTAGTATTTGCTGATTCGTGCATTGATGCATGGTGGCAATCCAGCGGTGTTCAAAACCAACTTGATAAGAGAAGACATGACTTGTCAGATGGATTTGCATTTGTAGGCTTTAAAAGTAAACCTAACGCAGTACCAGCAGGGGCAGGAACAACTTTACAAGGATCATCTGGAAGTATAAATTTCAACGGTGGAACAATCACAATAACGGATGCAAATGTAATTATAAATTCAAGTAATGTAACAATAGCTGGTAAAGATTTTTTGTCACATACACATGGTGGAGTACAGCCGGGCGGCGGTAATACTGGTGGCGTATCATGAGTATGAAATATAGAATGCTATCACCCACAACAAATGGAGCAGGTTCAGGAGATTATAGTTTTGGTAATGGATTAAGTAATTTTGTTACAGAAGTAAACGCAGTAGCACAAGCCGTATATACTCGTTTATATCTACTCTACGGTGAATGGTGGGAAAATGCAGAGGATGGTTTACCGTTTTGGCAAAAAATTATTGGTGTGTCTGGTAAACCACAAAATATTGCAGCAATTGATTTGATTTTTCAAACTAGAATATCAGAAACAAAAGGCGTTAAAAGCATTGTGAATTATAGTAGTACATGGGATTCTCAAACAAGAAAATATAGTTTTACATGCACTATTGACACAGATTACGGAACTACTACATTAACAATTTAATTTATAACATTTTTAAAACTGATCAATTAGATCAGTTTATTTTTATGCCCTAAGGAGGTGTAAATTTTGTCATATACAGCACCTACAATAACATCCGCAGGATTAACAATACCGTTATATAGTGACGTATTAGCAGATTTAATTGAACTTGCAAAATCCATTTATGGTGATGATATCTATTTAGGACAAGATAGCTTAGATTATCAATTTATTAGTATCTTTGCGCTTAAACTAACAGATGCATATAATACAGCTCAATTAATTTATAACAACAGAAGTCCATCTACTGCAATTGGTAGCGCACTTGATGGAATAGTAAAAATAAATGGACTAGAACGCAAATCAGCTTCATATTCAACTTGTCAAGTAACCTTAACAGGGACTTATGGGACTACTATAACAGGCGGTATAGTTGCTGACGTTGCAGGTAATTCATGGTCATTACCAACCCCAATAACAATTCCGATTGGCGGAACATTAACAGTATCGGCTACATGTCAAACGCTCGGTGCAATTACGGCAACGATTGGGCAAATATCAACGATATCAACACCGACGCAGGGATGGACTTCTGTTACTAATTCAATTCCGGCAGTTGCAGGACAGGCGGCAGAAGTTGACTCGCAATTACGATCAAGACAAGCAATTAGCACACAATTACCATCACAATCATTGCTAGGCGGAACAATCGCAGGAATCGCAGGTATAGCTGATGTAGTAAGATATAAAGTTTATGAAAACGATACAGATGCAACAGATTCAAATGGCATACCTTCACATTCGATATGCGTCGTAGTTGAAGGTGGAACTGACTCAGATATTGCAAGCGAAATATATTATCGTAAAAATGGCGGTTGTGGTGTGTATGGAACAACTTCTATAAATGTTGCCGATCCAACTTATGATACTACAACAACGATAAAATTCTATCGCCCAACATATGTTCCAATATTTGCGACATTAGGCGTACATCCATTAGCAGGTTACACAACAGCAAATACAACAGCAATTCAAACGGCAATTACAAATTATTTAAATAGTTTAGCTATTGGCGAAGAACTAACAATTTCCGCATTATGGGGTGTGGCTATGGCGACAATGCCAGATATGACTAATCCAGTATTTTCATTAAAAACAGTAGTCGCAGGTACTGCAATAGGAAGTCAGACAACATCTGATATAGTAATTGCTTTTAATGCTGTGACGCAAGGAGTAACGGCAAATGTCGTTATTAATTTAGTATGAGTAAACCATTAGATTATTATTTAGGATTAGTCACTTCTGAATATCAAAATTCGCCAAAATTCTTAGCGTGGCTACAAGGATTTATAGAACATATATCTGATGCAACAACTGTTTTGGATAGCATGGATGCTTGCTTTGATATTGATATAGCTGTAGGCAATCAACTCGACATATTAGGAGTTATTACCGGACAAGATCGACAAGTAAACTTTCAACCAACAAATGGCGGTTCGCCTATTCTTGATGATGATAATTATAGGATTTTATTGAAAGCAAAAATTTTAAAAAATCAATGGAATGGTTTAAATCAATCTATCGCTGAGTTGTGGAAAATATTATTACCACAAACTACAATTTTAGTACAAGACAATTTAGATATGACAGAAAATGTTTATATTGGCGGTGATTTAAATCAAACTATACGCGATTTAATTCGGAATGGATATATCGTTCCAAAGCCACAGGGAGTTAGAATAAATTATTTTTATTTTGGTGGTGCTCCATTCTTTGGCTTTGATTTAGATAATGGTTATATAGCTGGTTTTGATAAAGGTTCATGGGTTCACGATAACGATCCTAAAGCGTTCGGTTTTGATTTAGATAATAGTATTATTTCAGGACTTGACACAGGGGCATGGGCAGATTAACTAAGGAGGGATATTATGGCAGGTAGTAATAATTTTTTACAATGGAATCCAGCTGAAAATAATATGCAAACAGATGCACAGTATTTGGCAGATTCCATGAGATTAAACGGTGCAACGGCACAAATTTATCCTAGTAATTTACATAATAAATTTGCATATCAAGCAACTTCATTTATTTATGCATTGGCACAAATGTTAGCAAATAAAGGATATACTGTAAGCGATACAAGTTTATCTTCGTTAATAAGTGTATTTAATTCAGCATTAAATAACAAAGAGTGGTTAAAAAGTACAGCTTATGCGGTTGGTGATGTAGTTGATAGCGTAAACTTGCCACAATGGGCGCAAGCAGTTTGTACTACAGCAGGTACAACAGGTTCTAGCGAACCAACTTGGGGGACAACGGTTGGTGCTAGTATTACGGATGGTACAGTAGTATGGTTGATTGTTAATAAGGTAAATAGTATTCCGTATGGTCAGCAAATTTATAGTACAGCAGGAACTTATACATTTGTTGCGCCAATAGATGCACGTTATAAAGTTATTGCAGTCGGCGGTGGTGGCGGTGGTGGTGGTGCACTTGGTTCATCTAGTATTTCGGCTGCTGGCGGTGGCGGTGGTGGCGGTGGTGTATCAATTAAATATATATACATTACTAAAGGAACTAGCATTTCTGTAACAACAGGCATAGGAGGCACTGGTGGAACTGGTGAAGTTAGCGGAAATACTGGTGGAACAACATCGTTTGGTTCATATTGTTCCGCTACTGGTGGCGGTGGTGGCAGTTTTGGCGGAACAACAGCTAATAGATTTGGTGGAGGTTCGCCTGGAGGTGTTGGTTCGAACGGTGATATTAATGGTTATGGCGGATCTGGTACAGGGCCAGTAGTAGCTAATCCATTACTAGCAAACACTGGCGGCAATGGAGGTAATGGTGGAAGCTCTTATTTTTCTGGAAGTTCTGGCGTATCCAATAATGGAACTATTATAAATGGTATTTTGGGATCTGGAGGTTCTGGAGCTGATGCAACTAATCTAACTGGATCATACACTGGCGGTGTTGGTGGTGCTGGAGTTGTAGTTATCGAATGGTAAGGAGTGATATAAATGAGTAAATGGGCTAGAGTTGTAGATGGTATAGTAGTTGAAACTACAAATATTGATCCTATGGGAAGATTTACTGATGAATTAGTTGCGCAATTTAAAGAATGTCCAGAAGAAGTAGAACAGGGATGGCAATATGTAAATGGAGTATTTTCAATTCGGACACAATCATATGTAATTCGTAACGGTATATATATGTATGATTATTACCAGTCGGGCGATACAGTAGTTACAGAGCGACCAACAGCGACAAATACATATACATCATACGAATGGGGTACTATCCCAGCAATCGCAGGTAAACGTAGTTACGCAATAACAACTAATTTTGTTGCAGGCGATACATTAACTTTATGTGGAGTAACATTAACTCTAGGAACTGATGTAATTGGTCAAGATACAGCAACTACAGCAACAAATCTACAAACTGTATTGTCTGCAAATACAACAATTAACGCATTATATGCAGTTACGGTGGCAGATACAACAATTACACTAACCGAAATAACGGCAGGTGGCGAGAATGCTCCTAGCGAAGCAACAACGACAGGGACAGGCGTTATTGCAAACGGTACTGCAACAACTAGTACACCACAAACTACAGGGTGGAAAATTGACTTAGCAACTTCGTTAGATGCATTAAATTCATCTTACGATACTGGTAAGAAAAGAATGCATGAAGCGCATTCAACCGTTTTAATAGCATTAGCACTTGGTAAAATAACGCAAGAACAGTCGGTAGAACGAATAAATGTCGTCGCAAGTGAGTACGGAGTAATGTGGAATGATATTTTAGCAAAACAGGAGGTACTTAAAAATGGATAGACAATGCCCAATGGATAGAAAAACTATGATAACTACTATTATTGATGGTCAAGAATACCATCAATGTCCTGAGTGTGGATATATGGAGTATAATGAAGTTTTATCATGTAATACAAATGTAACAGATATAACGGAAAACTAAGCTTATGTATACTGCAAAATATTTAATATATGCTTATATACTTATTACGTTTTCATTATTAATGTTAAGTTTTATATTGACTTTAATCATAATTAGTATGAAATCAAAAATTAAAAGTAAAGTACCAATTATAAATATAATATCCGATAATATATCTAAGGAAATATACAGCTCATTGAAAATAGTTGGCGTTACACTAACTATAGAGCAACAAAGAGCCTTTGAATTAAATGTAAGACAAAAACATAAGGAAATGGGGTTTAAGCTGTGAATCAAGGGATAACAAGTATGATAACGGCATTAGCAGAAGCACCACCAAGCGTTGTAACAATAATTTGTGTTGTTATTGTGATACTTCCAATTATCGCATTGATTGCATATTGGGGCAGAGAGATGCCAAAGGCATTTATGGCAATAAGTAAGTCAATGAATTCATTAGAAATGTTAGCAACAGCTCATCAAGGCGATACAAATCATCAAGGAACTATAATTACAGCAGTTTGCCATGATGTAAAAGAAATTAGGGCAGATTTAACAGAAGTACAGCAAAACATGGTAACGAAACAAGAATTGCAAGGATTGAATGGACGAGTTGATAGTGTAGTTAATACCGTTGGTAGGATAGAAGGACGCATTTAATGCGTCCTATTTTATTTGGAGGTGTTTTATGAAGCTTCAAACACATATAACCCATTTCAATAATTGGGTAGCAGAGCAAGGAACTAAAATATTCGGGACTATGATAATGACATATTTATTTATTTTCCTTGGATTGTTACCGTTATTGTTTCCAGATGAGCAAAGCAATTTATTGTATGTAAGTAATGTAATCCAGCTATTTAGCTTGCCTTTACTAGCAGTAGGACAAAATTTAGCAAGCAAGGCCGCTGATAGACGATCATTAAAAACATATGAAATGGTCAAAGAGTTAATTAATGAACTTGATCCAGGGTACAACGAAAAGAAGAAAAAGAGATAGGAGGTAGATTTATGAGAAAAGTATCATTAGACGAAATCAAACAACTATCTTTAGATAGTAAAAATGAATTATGGAATAACGCTAGTTCAGTTGGAAGAGATGTAATAATTTATTTGCATTGGTCAGCCGGAAAATATGGACAGTTTTTTGAGGACTATCACATCAATATTGATGCAGATGGTTCTTTTTTTATTTCTAATGATAATCTAGCAACTGTATTAGCTCACACATGGCATCGTAACACAGGAGCTATTGGAATATCTTTGGCGGCTTGTTATGGAGCTACTACAAACGATTTAGGTGATTATCCTCCAACGCAAAAACAAATTGAAGCAATAGCACAACTAACCGCTGTATTATGTACTACTCTTGATTTAACTTGCGATAAAGATCATGTAATGACACATGCAGAAGCCGCTGAACTTGATAATTATGGTTATAGTACAACTTGTGAACGCTGGGATTTACTTATATTAGCTAATGGTGATGATGTTTGGTCGGGTGGAGATACATTACGAGGTAAAGCGATATTTTATCAATTAAACTAATTTATAAGAGGAATAAATTTATGAAAATAAATATATCTAACAATAAAACCGCTTTAATTGATGATGATTTATTTTAAGAATTAAATAAATTCAAATGGACGTATCATCCTAATGGATATGCATATAGACATAAAAGAGAAAACGGTAAAATATTAAAAATATATATGCATCATCAAGTTTTAAAAACAAAAAGTACTATTGATCATATAGATGGTAACGGTTTAAACAATAAAATAAATAATTTAAGGAAATGTACTCAACAAGAAAATTGTTTCAATCAAAAAATTCAATCTAGGTTAAAAACATCAAAATTTAAAGGTGTATGCTTTGATAAAAGTAGAAATAAATGGATATCAAGCATTCATTTTAATGGAAAACAATATTATTTAGGAAGATATGATAATGAAGTTGATGCTGGATTAGCTTACGACAAAAAAGCAATTTCACTTTTTGGAAAATTTGCAAATACCAATGAATTGAGGTGATTAAATGGACAAAGTGGTAATCGGTTTTGTCGGTGGAGATACAAACTTAGATAGAGCAATTGAATTTTTCAGTGACGCAGAACATTACGACATATCGCATACTTTTATAATGCTGTTCGATTCTGTGTTGGAAAGTACAGGATGTAAAGAAGAACATGACCCTTATCCGGGTGTTTGGCTTCATAGCCCAAATAAATATATCAATAATGAGCATGCTCGCTTTATTGAAGTTGAAATAAAAGAAATGGCAGCGTTGCAAGCAGAAGCTAGAAAAATGATAGGTTCTTTCTATTCGATTGGCTCTTGTTTGGCATTCATCTTAAAAAAGATAGCTAATATCAATCTCCCTGATTTTATGCGTACATGTGACTGCTCAGAACTTGGCTCACAGCTTTTAAGAGCTGGCAATAGGAAAGTATTACAAAGATATCAAGCAAATCAAATATCGCCTTTGATGTTGTTTAAATGGTGTATGCAAAATGGCGGTAAAGATGTAACAACAAGATATAGAAAGGTGGCTTAAATATGAATTGGCTAAAATCAGCATGGGTAAAAATTCGTGATGCAACGTATAACGCAGGAGCGGCTGCAATCGGAGCTAGTATCGTAAATGCGATTAAAAAGAAGGGGTAATATGCAATACATAACACCTATTATAAAATGGTTATTGCCATATTTTTTAAAAATCGCTGACAAGTATTTGCCGAAACTTTTAGAAGATATCATAAATAAAATTAAAAATAACAAAAAGAAGGATGATGTAAAAATGAGTGAAGAAAATACAACTACAGCAACAACAGTAACTAGCGAGGTAGCAACAACGGTAGCACCAGTAATCATTAATGCCGTCGAAGAAAAGAAAGATGAATTACTTGCTAAATTAAAAGCAGAAATTACAACTACATCTAGCTCGTATGTAAAATTTAGGAATACAATGTATATTGCGTTACTAAATGGTGCAGACGATTATTTAGTTGAAAAACTAATGGACAAACTAGCTAAGCTATAGTAAAAAGCCCCAGCCTGTTAATTTAGGTTGGGGCTTTTTTATTTTACGGTTAATTATTTACAACTATAAACTAAGCGTATATTATTAATATATTAATATGTCGATACATTAAGTATATAGGAGCGTTCGTATGGAAAATAAAATTAGTAGCAAATTAATATATCTTGATGGGTTACGCGGAGTTGCTTCTGTAATGGTTTTTTTGTTGCATTTTATATTAGCATTTTTGCCAGCTATGCACCGAGGAACACCAGAACAAGCCCATAATAACATTGAAATATGGTTTGCAAGTAATCCGATCAATATTATTTATGATGGCCATTTTGCTGTTTATATTTTTTTTATTTTAAGTGGATTTGTTTTAAGTGCAGGGTTTTTTATTAAAAAAGATAAAAAATATTTAGTAAAGTCTTTTTTTAAAAGATATATTCGCTTAGAAATTCCTATTTTTGTTTCAATTTTTATATCATATTTGTTTTTGAAATTTCATATATATAATAATGTAGAAACTTCTATAATTACGTTTTCGTTTGATTGGTTAAAAAACTTTTGGCAATTAGAAGCAAACTTTATTAACATGTTTAAACAATCATTTGTGGATGTTTTTTTAAAAAACGAATATACATATAATCCAAATTTATGGACAATGCAGATTGAATTATTTGGTTCTTATTTAGTATATTCGTTTTTATTCGTTTTTGGTAGACGATCAATTAGGGGATTTGGTTATATAATTTTATTAATTATATTCTACGATACATTCTATTTAGCGTTTATTTTGGGCATGATTTTAAGTGATATTTATAATAATAATAATAATAAATATTTGCACTATGTTAATAAATGCAAATATTGCGGATGGTTATTTCTAATAATAGGAATTATTTTAGGTTCATTTACTTTAATTAATATTGATCATACTTTTTATCGCTTTTTAAAAATAGATTTCTTGTCAAATAAATATAGAATGATAGGATCATTTTTTATTGTTTTGTCAGTTATTAGTTCATATAATTTACAAAAAATATTATCAATGCATATATTCCAGTTTTTAGGAAAGATATCGTTTTCTTTATATTTATTACATTTATTAATTTTGGGGTCTTTTTCCTGTAATTTGTTTTTATATTTAATAAACATTGTTTCTTATAATATGAGCGTATTTATTGTATTTATCTCTACAACAATTGTAGCAATTATATCATCATGGTTTATGTATAAGTATGTAGATCTATTTAGTATAAAAACATCTGCTTTTTTCGTGACAAAATTGACAGAACTTCTGAAACAAATTAAATCAATACACCAATAATAATATCTCTCGATTTACCATTCACAATTCCTCTAGCTGCATTTAATTCACTTTTCATGCGTCACTTCCTATTATAAGTATTTCTAAAGACATATGAAAATTGATTCGCTAGATACTTACTAGTAACAAAAACCCTTTTAAACCCTAATAAATTCAGTGCTTTGTATTATGATTTTGTTAATTTTTCAGTATCTATATAATCAATAAATCCAGTATAACCAATAAATTAAAGCCTAGATAAACTATTTAAAAACATATAAAAATCGAATCGCTAGTAACAAACTAGTAACGTACTAGTAACATAGATTATATCATATTAATAGCATCTACAAGCTGTTGTATTGTTTTATGAGTATATGTTTTTTCAGTTTCATCACTAACGGCATGTCCTAATATTTTTTTTGTTAATAGTTTATTGATAACTACGTTATCTAACATAGTAGCGCATGTATGCCTACCATCATGTGGCAAGTGATCCATATTCAATATTTGCATTAGTGGATCCCAGTAGTAATTCCTTAGTTTTGGATAGCTTAATGGTTTATTTTCAAATTCTATTAAAAATTTATTTTTTGGATTATACAATTCTTCGATAAATTTAAATATTTTTTCTGATATTGGTATAGCCCTATTCTTGCCTGCTTTGGTTTTTATACCCCCCCTCATGTAACGTTTATCTAAATGCACATTAGCTGTCTCTATTTTTAATAATTCAGTAGGACGTAATCCAGTATAGCAAAGTATCAATGCAAATTTCACAGCTATATCGTCAGTATTTTTCCATAGTACTACAAGCTCTTCTTTAGTAAATGCCTTATGTATATCGCTTTTTTCTTCTGGTGACTCTAATTTTACATATTTAGAATAATCTTTTTTAACAAGATCGTTTTCCATCGCTAAACTAAAGAGAAATCCGAATAATATTTTCATATTACTTTTTGATGCATAGCTTTTATCCCAGTTGTTTAATTCTTTTTGCATATGTTCAGCTCTTATATCAATAAATTTCATACTTACAAATTTATCACTGCATGCATTACGTGCAGCTCTATAACCGCTTGTTATCTCTTTCCCATTATCAGTGTATTTTCTCTTTACCCATAGCTCGTAAATAGCCGAAAAAGTTAAATCTCTATTTGACATATCGTATGGATCCGCATTGTATGAAGCCAAAGTCATCATTGCGTCTTGCGATTTTTCAAAATATCCTAAGATGTTATATATCGGATGACCTTTTTCGTTAAATCCTTCTGTTTTTCTAGCAACAAATGGCTTTCTTCTGTTACCTTTTAATTTAAATACACTTCCATAACCGTTTGGTAATCTCACAATGAACCACCTCATTTCTTTAATATATTTTTTATTGTTCGTTAGAAATACTTTGACTTTCCTTTATGTCCTTCTGGAACAATTGGCTTTTCATGTAAATATTGAAAATCTTTTCGGTAGTGTCGATGGTTGTGTAAAGAAAAGTAAATATAGTTTTTATCATCAACCTCTAACGCCCGAAGAAAATAAGCTTTTTTCCCGCCATGCATTACCGTTGCACCGAAAACATAGTCTTTTTCAAAATTAACTTCGTACAATATTATTTGTAACATCGAAGCAATAGCCAAATAATCTTCCCGATCTTTATACTTTTCAATCAATTCTTTTTTATTAACCACAATAAACACTCCTTTGTCGAATTTTGTATTGTTTTGCGTTTTATTGAAACTTACCTATAGTATGTGTACAATAAAGATAAGTCAATCGCGATTCGACAAATTAATAAAAAATGGAGATGCTTATTTGTGATAGTGAATGAAGTTGACAACGATATTGAGCTAAAAGTTGAGCTGTTAAAAGGAATCGGTCTGCTTAATGATAATCATAAAAATGAATTATTAGAAATAATACATAACTATGTAATCAATGAAATAAAAAAATAGAATTATAACATATCTTTAATAGCTTTTCTGTCTTCGGCAGAAAGGCTTTTTATTATTTCTATAGCTTTTTCTTTTTCTTCTTCTTCACGCATTCTAGCAACGGTTCTTGTTATTAAATCAAATAATTCATTTTGACTCTCTTCGGAGAGCTTTTTTATCGCTTCCATATCAATAGATATTTGGTTGTTTACATCAATAGAAGAAAGTTCTTCCATAACTAAACTAATTTTTTCTAAAGAAGATTCGTCAGAAACTAAATAATCAACAGAAACACCAAAATAATCCGCTATTTTTTTTAGCGTCGAGTTTCTAGGAACAGCTCCGTTTTGCCAACTATCAATATTTGATTTACTCATTTTTAAAGTTGTTATCATTTTAGTTATTGATATTCCATCTCTTTTACATAAAGCTAAAACATGTTTATAAAACATTCAAAAATCCTCCCCAGTTTAAAATAGAACAAAATAGGATAAAAATATATTGACAATAGGACAATACCGAACTATAATGAAGACATCCCAAAGAAAAGACAATAAAAAACACACCTCCTGCAAAAATAAATTTTGGGAGAATAAAAAGTTCAGTTATGTTCTATTATGTTTCCCTAAGCAAGAATTATTATACAACAAAACCGAACTAAACACAACTACTGGAATAAAATTGGTACAGAAAGGAGAACAAAATAAGTAATTAGTCCTAAATAAATTAAGAAAGAGGATGAAATTTATGAGTGAACAAAAAAGTGCAGTTCAACCGCTAGAACGGTTAAACCGCAAAAAGGAAATACTTCTAAATTGTTTTCCAGAACGAAGATTAAACGAGTTGGTCGAAGAAATTACAGTATTCCTCCAAGGGAGGAATTTAGATGCAACCGGTGGTATAACAATGGATTTAATTGAATTTACCTTACTAAGTATTAGTCTTGATCTTGAGTTGAAGACTCTTGCCAAAAGATAGATTTTGCGATCATTTTTGGTTCATTTCGTTCTAAATGATATTTAATAATGTGCTGATTGAAATCTTTAAAACTTCCCATTAAATTTCGTAACGTATGATGTGAATCTAAATCCATTTCCAGATGACAAAACGGACATCGAATAGGTTCATCATGTTTTGTATCTTCAAAATTAACATCAAACAATTTATTACATTGACATTTAATTTTAACAACCGAATACATAGTATCACCCCCTTTTAATGGGGACATTCGACAAAATCCATTAATTACCTTTAGAAAGGAGGAAACAACTTGGGAAAATATTTAACCTGTGAAGATGTAGCAAGTTTATATGGAGTAAAAAAACTCACTATTTGGGGTTGGATTAGAGATAAAAAATTAAACGCA